TATTGATTTAGCTTGGTACTCAATCAACATATACATCTCTTGGTTCTTAGGAGTTTGTTCTGCTTTTTTAAGTAAGTCTTGCGACATTAATTTCTCATTAGTTTCAAGTCTATTAAGTCTTTCAACGATTCCAAAGTAAGTCCAAACAGCTACAACGATAGCAGATACAATAGCTACTATATTTTTAATAGGCAAAGATACTTGCGTTTGATCGCTTAATTTTAGACTATCCATTTTCTTGATTCTTGTTTACTGGTCTTGTAGCTAAACTTCTTGCAATAGACTCTCCTGATCTTCCAATGGTATAGCCACCCAAACCTACTGTAAGTAATGTCCAAACATCAGAAGGAAGTTCTACTTGTGTTTTAACTTTGATTATAAGAAATAAAATTGGGCTAAGAATATAATTCCAAGCTACAATTAAAATAAGTAAGTACATAAGAGTTGGTCTCCAACCAGAAACATACCAATTACTTTTTGCTTCTGCTTCAATAATTTTTGCAGATGCTTTCATTTCTTCTGTGCCTGATTGCATCAACTGCATATTCATTTCAGCTTTTAATTTCTCAGCTAAATCTTTATCAGGAATAGCTTTATCAACTGTTTTAAATATTGTTGTAAGAAGTGGTGCGAAAGCACTTAAAGCTGGTAGCATATTAATCTACTGCACAAATGTTAATTTCACCTGCACCCCCACCATGTGCTATAAAAGCAATTTTTTGACCAGATATAAATGCAAAAACTTCAACATGATCTGATGGCATTAAAAAATCTTCTTCAGTAGCAGTTGGGTTAGCACCGAATTTAATATGACAATGAGTAGTTGTTGAGATTCTTATTAATCCTGAACCAGTAGTAATAACTCCTGATTGTGCTGATGATGAACCAACAGTATGCGTTTCTGGTGCAAAATCTGGGTCTATCTTAGTTACTATATAATTTGACATATCTTATCTTAAACTCCTTAAATTTGCCTATTTAAACCGACAAATTACCCCTTTTTTTTGATATTATAGGTTTAGTTGTCGTGTATCGTAATTTTAAAGCCACTATGCCTTAAAATAGGTTTAAATGATATTATCTACTTTTGGTTGTATCTATAAGTAGTTCTATGTAGTGTTTAGCTTTTTCTAAGTCGCTTACACCACCCTTCTCTTTAAAACGTAGCACGTACTTTATAATGTTTCCTTCTACAAATCCAATATTATTTTTAATGATAAATTCTACTGGTTGGATTTTATATTTCTTGTAGTGGCTTCCACCAACTTGTTTTTTAAATGACTTCATAGATAGTTCTTCCGTTTCCTTTATATGCTCTTAAATACATTTTACGATTGTTACCTTTATTGTAAGAAATATGAACCCAACCTGAGTTAGCTTCTTCTGGTTTCCAAAATTCTAAAATAACTTGATCGTATGTTAAATGACTAACTATCCAGTCAGCAAGTTCTTTATTAGGCACTCCTAAGACTTCACAATCAACTGCCATTCCAAGACAATGCTGACTTCGTTCAGAACTACCTATGGTTTTGCATAATTCAGGAGAACGATAACCAGATGTTATTTTAATATCGCCAAATTGATTTATGATTGGAGTTATAACTTCGTAGATTAATGTTTGTAGATTTATTAGAACTTGATCTGTTGGAGTATTGTCTATTCCAAGTCTTGTAGCAGTCTCGCTAAAAAGCAGTTCCTTCAAACTTACTTCTCTCATATATAGATATTGTTATCCCAGTCGCCATTACGTTTAAGATAAAGTGGAGTAAGAGATGGCATACCATTTGTAATTAATCCACAAGATAAAATAGGTTTTTTTAAGTTAAGTCTCATATAATTCATAGCAAGTGCATCTTTGTTAATTAAGCAACCAACAGTCATTCCAAAGTTTAAATGGAAATCGTTACCATGAAATCTTACTTCTGAGATCGTATGGTAATGACCCTGACAAACTGAGACTGCAAATTGAGCAACTGCTTTAGAAATATCAGGAGAGAATTGATGACCAAAAAGTATTCTACCTTTATCTGTATCTATAAAATGTTTTTCTTTCCAATTCCAACCATTACCAACTTCTAAGATCTGGTTATAAGACTTGATAAAAGATTTAGTCATTCCTTTTGCCATAGCACGTCTTAAAACCATAGAACCATGATTTGATTCTAATAAAGTCATTTGTGGGAATAGTTTATGAAGTCTATGTATTTCTTTTTTGCCAAGTTCTAATTCATCTTTAGGAGATGGAAGATCAGGGTCAATAGTGTGAGATACGTTGATAGAATGAAAATCCATTTCATCACCAATGTTTACAACTGTATCTGGTTTATATTTAGCTTTTAATTTAGTAAGGAATCCATGCCAGTCTTTATGAGCAAATGGAAAGTGTAAATCTGATATGACTAATATTCTCTTATTTTTCATATACCTTTCCTGTTAGTTGTATTTGCCGATTTAAGCAATAGTTACTTAGCTAAGAAAATAGTAACTAAAGCTAATGATAAAGCACCTAGTCCACAAAGGATAGACCAGAATAAAGTTTCTAGTTTCTTTTCTAATTTATATACTGATGTAGCTAGTATTCTAATTTCTCTTTTTACTCCAGTCAGATGACCTTTGAAAGCTATTATCTGTTCGTTGTGAGTTCTTGCCATTGTCGTTTAAGCATTTGCAAGACTTTAGCAAGACACACCCACCAATCCAAAGTTTGTAAATGCAATTAATATTATGCAGTGTGTTTATCAAACTATTGTATTTTAATAAAGTTATTTGTTAAAAGTTTTTTGTATATCCGAATACCAATCTTTATAAAACTTCTGAACATCTTTTAAATATATTTCATAGTTTTGTTTTAGTTCTTCGTATGTCGGTAGTTTAAATGTAAACATTTTATTCTCCTATTTAGTTTTAGGATATATATGTTGCGTTGCAACAAAAATCAAGACTACTTAATGTTTAAATGTTCTTTAACTGATGCGATAATATATTTGGCGATCTCAAACTTCCATTCCAAATATAATCCTAAGATAGTTCCTAAAAGAAACCAGATCATTAAGGTTTGTCAGGGAATACAACTGCATTAACTTTAGCAACTGTATTTACACCTTCTGTAATATCTCTTAGATCTTGTCTGTATTCTAACCAAGCAGTTTTTAGTTCAGCAGATAATGGACTGTCAGATAATACTGTCCAATCAGAAGAAGCTATTAATGAATTTCTTTTTGATCTTAGTCCAGCGATTGCTCTATCAAAAGCACCATTAGCCCAAGCAGTTGCTTCAGCTTGTCTTTGTGCTATTTCTTGTGCTGTAAGTTCTACTTGAACTCCATCTACTAATTTATGTTCTGCCATATTATCTCCTATCTATTATTGTTAATTGAATTAGTCAAGTTATACAATTCCGTACATTAAAATAGTTCCGTCCATATTACCACTAGACATTTTAAATTGTACTGCATTTACAGCAGAAGTAGTATTCATATATCCTGCACAAAAAGCTGTAACACAAAGATTTGAACTATGAGTATAATTACTAACACTAGTAAAGTGTTTTACATAAGTTGTTGAAGAAGGATTAAACAAAGACATTGAACCTGAACCATCTTCATCAGCACCATTTCCTACGGCAGTAAATATTGTTTGAAATCCAGTTCCTTGTGCTAAATCTTCACCAGCATCATAACCTACATTACCAAGTGAACCATCTTCACCATGTACTGGTCTAAACCAAGTAGTGGTTTTAGTTACGTTATAATTAGAACCACCATCTGTACTTCCATTAAATTGAAAAGTTACATTATCAGTTCTTGGGTGAACATCTATAAAATAAAACTGATACTCTTTATAAGTAGAATCAATACCAGTAGTAAAAGAAATAGAAGCTGAGTTACTTGCTGTCTGCGAACTTATTAATTTCATACCACCAGTAGCAACAGAAGCATTGTAAGCAGTTACATTGGCAATAGAATTATTATTCAATGAAGCTGGTAATAGAACACCACTTGTAGTTATGTTGTTTGCGAAACTTCTTGTTATTGTTCCCATTATGATTTTTTCACTCCGTATAGTTTAATAACACCATC